TCAAGTGGTGCGGCGTTTAGGGTGGTAGGCGACGCCAAAGCCGGCGGCGATCGTCGGGATTGCGCTTCCCAACGCGGACAGGAGCACGCATACCCATTCCGGCGCATGGGCGGCGATCGCCACTGGAGAGACGACGGTGAGCGTCACGCCCATGAGCAGGCACCCCACGTAGATCGCGGTCCTGACCGTCGGGTCGAAGACAGGACGGTACTCCTCTTCCGGAGAGCCGACGCTGTCGGGCAGCGGCTGGTCGGAGTCATAGGTCTTGATGGTATCGTCGATGATTTCCTCGGTCATTCGTCACCATCCCATCTTGCGGTTGACGATGGCCTGCACGGCCGCGTAGTTGGAACCCAGGCGGCGCTGGCGTTCCGCTCCGTTGCCGTATTCACCGCGGATGACCGCGTCCGCGAGCGCGTTGAGGTCCACGTTGGCGCTTGGCGTGGAGACGCCCAGCAGCGCGTTGACGCGGTCCTGCACGGCCTGCGCGTCGTATCCGGCCTTGCGCAGGCGGTTCATGCGGTCGTCGCCGTTGCCCCACTGGCCGGCGATGACCTCGCGCGCGACGGTCTCGACGCTCTTCTTCGACGGCGCGGACGGCTTGGCCGCGGGCTTTGCCGGGGAAGACGGCTTGCTCCCGGTCATCCTGTCGTACCATTCCTGGGCACGGCGCATGTAGGCGTCGCGCTGGGAACCGGCGATCGACGCGGGGCATTCGGTCGGGCTGAAGTCCTTGTGGAAGAACACGTTCTTGCCGTACTGCGGGCGGCCGAGGCCATAGTACTTGCAGACGGCCGCGGTCAGGTGCGCGCCGTTGTCGAGCGTCGCGTCGCTGATCTTCCACGGGTTGGTGCAGATGTCGGCGTGCTCGATGCCGATGGACGTGCAGTTCGCCTGATAATTGCCGGCGTGCCATGCGGTGTCGCCGTCCCAGACGATCTGCGTGATGACGCCGTTTGCGTCGACCTGATAGTGGGCGGACGCCTCGCGCGTCTGCCACACGTTGTAGCAGCCTTCACCGGACAGGTTGCCGCCGTTGTGGTGCAGGATGACCTTGTCGATCCTGCAGCCGTTGCGGCCTCCGGTGAAATGCTTGTTGAGAATGAGGTCGCGGTCTGCCTCGAGCTTGTCCCAGTTCTTCATGATGGTCCTTTCGATTGTTTGGATAAAAAGAGGCCACGGCGTGATTGTCGTGGCCTTGGAATTGATCATTCCGGTTCGTGCTCGTCGGGCGGATACGACGGCATGTTCTGCACCTCGCGGTTGAGTTCGCTGCCTGTGCCGTTACCGCCGAGCGAATGGTATGCGACGTAGATGCGCTGCACCACGCGCTTCTCGTTTGGGTGCGCCCATCCTCTCTTCGAGTACCGCTCGTGTTTGTCGGAGATGCGCAGGTAGGCGAGCTCGATGACTGCCGCACGCAGGATCTGCTGCGTGTCACGCAGCTCGTCCACCTGCGAGCGCAGCTCGTCGACGTGGGCGCGCAGCTCGTCGACACGGTCGTCGCGCATGACGACGGGATGTTTCGTCTCCCATCGGGTCAGCATGGTTTTGGCGATGAGGTAGAGGACGCCGTTCGATCCGAGGACCGTGGCGATCATCGTCAGTACCTCGACGCTCAGGAACTTCATGCCGTCCTCCATGCTTTGTCGTTTAGGATGTGCAGGTGGCTCCGTTGAAATATGGGTAGGGCAGACCGCCGGATTCGTGCAACGCCTGCACCGTAGGCCATTCGCTTGCCGGCGTCAGGATGAGGTCGCTCACGCTCATCTCGCCTCCTTGTTTTTTCGGCGCAACGCACAGGATCTTGCAGCCCGGCTCCGGCAACGTGAACGATGCCGTGTAGAATCCGGATTGATGGGTGCAGTAGACCGCGCGCAGGTACGTCTCCCCGGTGGGGCTCTTGATCAGCGAGAGCTGCTCGCCATTGCCATGATCGGGGACGTCTGCACGGAAACCGTACACATAGTCTCCGGCGGGCAGGGTCAGCAGCTTATACTCGATGCCCTTGCCGGTGCCGCCACCCAGATTGGTGACGTGGATGCCGCGGTCGGTCAGACGATATTCGCAGCCGCCGAACTGCACCCATCCCGCGGTCGATACCGGCACGGGGTTTACCATGAGGTTACGTATCGTGCTCATGCCGCCACCTCCCATTGGGAGATGGAGGTCATGGGCGTAACGTGTCCCCAGCGAACGATGGGGCAGTCAGTATCCCCGTTTCGAATAGCCGTTCGACCTGCGTCCACTCGGTCTGCGCATAGTTCGCAACAGAGAGCAGTCTGACCGCGCCCACATAGTTCACGATCCAGAATCTGTAGTCCGGTAGCTGCTTCGTTATCCTGCCGGCTGCATAGTGGATACTGCCGCGGATGCTTCCGAATGCCACTGGTTCCAGCTGATCTCTGAACGGTTGCGAATACCTGTCGCTCCCCTCGAATATCACGAGAATGACGGAGCCGATTCCAAGTTCCGAGCAGGAGCTGCTGATACGGAAGTTCGCCTGGCCTGCGCCAATGTCCTCGTCGTTCACACTGTACGTCACCGTTCCATCCGAAGCAGCCGTTGCAAGGACATTCCACCCGGTGGCGGCGTGGCGTGCATACGGATCTGTGCAATGGTTCGTAATCATGCGCACACCTCGCAATCAAGATGTGGATGGGCATGGAAACCGCTAGAGGGGTACCCCCCCCCCCGAGCGGGAGGTATTCACCTTCAATCCACGGGTATGGAAGTATGCCAGCGGTGTATAGGTCGTGGATCTTGTCCCAGTCGGGTGGCGTGTAGACGCCCACGTTTTCGAGAATGAACGGACCGTTGACTGTTCTGATCATGATACTGCCAGACACGTTGTTCGCAATGGTCGCCGCTATCCAGCCGTCCCGTTTGGCGATTGTGGTGCCATATTCAATATGCAGATCATCAAACACTGCTTGCACCCCGCTGAGAAGGCGGGCGAACAGGACATGACCAGCAAGGTCACTGGTATCCAATGGGGACCAGCAGAGCACGCCACCGACTGTCTGCCCTGTCGCGAGTTCGTACCGCCACTTATCACCATTCGCCCTCGCTTGGCTATCCCACACCTTGCGCGGCTTATAGCAGTGTGGATCCGTGTGCAGATTCCTGATCATGATGCCTCCTGGTAGATGGGGTCGCTGACGGTGTCCGAGTCGAACCATGTCAGCCCGAGCGCGTCGAGTTCCGCCCATGCGTCGGTGCTCATGCACATGATGTGGTCGAATCTGGTCGACGCGGCCGGCTGGCCGTTGATGGCGTTGGCATGCAGTCGCAATGCCACCTTGCGGCGGCGTGGCAAGCTGAACGCGCACGTGTGGATTGTGTTGTCACCTTCGTAGGGAGCGGCGCCGATCGTGTCATCGCCGACAGCCGCGCTGATGATCGCCCCCTGCGGCGACCCGTATGTGGAGTTGACAGACACGACACGGGCGCGCAGCTCGTAGTCGCCGGCGGGCAGCGTCACCTCGGTCGTGATCCATCCCTCACTGCCGGCCTGCTCGTTCGTGATCTTGACGCTGGTCGCGTCGTGCTCGAATTTGATGCCGGTACTGCCTGCCGTGTAAGGTTCCCCGTCCGGGACCGGCAGCGGGTTGTGCACGTAATTCTCGATGGGTACGATGGTGCGGCCGTCGTGCAACTGGTCGGCGAATCGGTAGAGGAGCCGGCGTGGTTCCCAACCGTCGCGGGCGCACTCGTAGTGCCAGTTGTAGATCTCGCTGGTGTCCCATTTGAGCATGAGCAGGCTGACCGAGTTGTTTGGCTCACCCTCCCACCGGGTCCAGTAGTCGCCGACCTTGTAGAACGGCGGGAAGAAACAGCCCTTACTGCGGATCATGTTGTGTTTGGCCCCGTTGAGGTATGGCACCCCGACTGGTTGGCCGTTGTAGTAGCCTCCCATGGTTCACTCCTCCCCCTTACCTGCTGCAGGATCCTCCTGTACGGGTGCGTCCTGGGGCTGCCCCGTGGACGGGGATGTCTCGCCGTTGTTTCCAGCGGCGTCGATGATGGCGCCCGCCATGACGCCGATCTGTTTCGCGGTGTCCTCAATGTGCTGCAGGTTCTGTGTCGCCGCCTCGGCCGCGTCAACGGCGGTACGGGCCGCGCCCGTGGCATGGTTCGCCTGCGTCTGCGCGGCGGTGCGGACGGCGGCGATTTCAGAGACGGTCGCGGCCATCGCGTTGATGCTCTCCTCCTCGCTGTACAGCACGAGTGTCTCTGGGTGGGTGCGGCTGTAGGCGAGCGCCGCCTGCGCGTCTGCTGCGAGGGCGATTTGCAGGAGTGGGCCTGCGGTGAGGGCTGCCGGTAGGAGGGTCGATGGGTTGACGTCGATGAGGTCGGTGTATTCGAGGGTTTCGCTTGTGGTGGGGATTTGGACGTATCGGGTGTGTTCCTGTGGTGTTCCGGGTAGTTCGGTGATGGCCCAGCAGCCTGTGTGGTCGCTTTCGATGACGTTGACGTTGGCTTCGCCGTTGGTGAGGTTGGTTTCGAAGGGTTTGGGGACGATGACGGTGTTGCCTCGGTTGTAGCGGTGGATTGGGGTGAATCGTATGGTGCCGTTGCAGGGTGTGGTGCCGCCGTTGGTGGGGTGTTCGAGTTTGATGTGGATGGTTGCCATGGTGGGGTTCCTTTCTGGGGTTAGGCGAGGATGCCGATGATGGTGGTCAGGTGGTTTGCGGTGAGCAGGAGGCACCGGTCTCCGGTTTTAGCGCTGGTGCAGGTGGTGGTGCATGGCAGGTCGGTGAGGGTGGTTCCGGCGCAGGTCACGGTGAGGCGTGTGTGGCCGTTGATGGTGCGTGTGGCGGTCACGGTGCCGTAGCTGATGTTGGGTGGTGTGGGTGTGGCGAGGGCGTCACCGAGGGTTTGAGCGAGGCGGGCGCCTGCATCTCGCGCGTGGTAGGCGTCATGAGACATTGGTGGTCCTTTCGAATTGGCGGCATTCGGCTTCGATGGGCAGGCCTGCGTCGAGCCGGATTTTCTGGGTGCGGATTGCGAAGTCTCCGCTGATGCCGCCTGTTGGGTAGTCGAGGTGGATGAGATCACCTATGGTGATGGGTGCGTAGATGTGGGTCATGGTGATGCGGTGGATGACGCTTTGGCTGGTGGTGAGCAGTTCGCGTGCTTTGGCGTTGGCGAGCGCGGTGAGTTGTGTGTCGGTTTTGCCTTCTGGTATGTCGTTGTAGGTGTAGGTTTTGCCGATGGTGCGGCCGCGGTTGATGGTGGAGAATTCGCTGTTGGGGTCGGTGTCGGTGGCGATGCCGGTGATTTCTTTGTCTTGGTGGCTGTAGATGACTTTGACTTGGTTGGCGGTGTTGAACCAGTCGCGTTCGTCGGTTATTTCTCGTAGGAAGCGTGCGCCGGCTCCTTCGGTGAATGTCCAGATGGGTGAGCGTTCGTTTGGTGGTGTGTAGGGTTGCAGGAGGATGCGGCCGTAGGGGTCGGTGCGGGCGGATTGCCAGCCGATGAGGTCGAGCAGGGCGTTGATGGCGTCGAGTTTGCTTTTGTCTTTTTGGTCGCCGAGACCGAATGTCCAGGCGGCGCCCATCCTGTAGGTGCATGCGTCGTGTGGGGCGATTTCGAGGCCGGCGGCCGTGCATGTGGATTCGATCCATGCCATGGGGTTGGCACCGGCGGCGAGCGCGACTGGTTGGGTGAATTGGTCGTCGTCGAGTTCGCGGAGGCGCCCGTAGAGGGTGAGTGGTGTACGGGTGGTTTCCCCGCCGGTGACTTGCCGTTTGGGGCCGTCGGGCAGGAAGGTGCCCAGTGGGATGCTTTCGGTGGTGCCGTCGGCGTAGTCGAGGTCGGCCCAGATACGGAGCAGGTCGCTGCCGAACAGGGCGGTGCCCTCGATGTCGAGGGTCGCCTGTTCGGTGATGGCCGTGTCCTGGTTGCGGGTGATGGAGCCGCCGGCCAGGGCGGTGTGCACCATGTCTGTTTCCAGTCCGGTTGTGCGGTCGACGCGCATGATGCGGTAGGTGGTGTCGAAACTCATCTCGTGGTGGGTTCTATCCATGTTGTGGTTCCTCCCATGCGAGTTCCTTGCAGTCGGCTGAGAAGTCGACCATGCGTCCGTTTGCGCTGATGGATTGGTGCATGGATACGCGTACGCGCATGCGTGCGCCGTCCAGGGTGCGCAGCCAGCCGCGGCTGTAGGTGCGTGCCAGTCGGCGGATGCGCCGCCATTGGGTCGCGTCCACCCATAGGTAGCTGCTGCTGATGGTGATGGCGTCGTCGAGGTCTCCGGTGCCGTAGGAGCGCGGTAGGCCGGTGTCGTCGGCGAAATGGTATTCCGTGGTGTCCAGTTCGGGTTTGTCGGTGAGTTTCCATGCGCCGCCCACCGGCAGGACCTCGCTCGCGTCGAGGCCAAAGTTGAACACCACACAATCCGAGTCGATCCGAGCGGGTATATCCGTGGACGCGGCCGCACCGGAGGCGCTGACCGCGGTCACACGGTACGCGTAGTCCACTCCCAATGGGGGCAGGTAGTCGAATCCGAACCCTCCGGATTGCACACTGTCCGCGATGGTCTCGGCCACGCCGTCTGGGTCGACGCGTTCGACCATGAGGTGCCCCGTGGCCGGTGCGGACGTGTCGGTGCCCGCGGTGGCCTGAACCATCATCATGTACCCATCGGAAAGCGTGCACACACCGCTTGGCGAGGCCGGTGGCGTGTACGCGACGGTGACCTGCCGTGAGGAGGTCGTGCTCAATCCGTTGCCGGAGCGCACAGTCACTTCGATGAGCAGCACCGACCCGTTGACAGGCAGATACGATGCCGCCGGTATGGTCAGCTTGCGGTCCGCGGGAGCGACGGTCACCGAGTAAACGACCATGCCGTCATGGACGATGTGCACCTGTTGGCGGGCGATCCCGTCCCAATCAGACGCCGTCCATTCCACGACAATCGGCAATTGGGTGACCACATCGGTTCCCTCAATGGGTTTGAGGCTCACACTGGGTGGGTTCGCTACATGCCAGCTGCGCACGGACGACCACGGACCCCAATCGGCGGCCAAGCCCTTGGTGCGCACCTGCACGGTGTAATCGCCCAGTGTCGGGCAGGTCACCGAGGCGCGCGTCACATCGCCGGTGATGTCACGGGTCTCATCGCCACCGCCCAGTGGGCGTGTGATTTTGACCTGGGCGGCGGTTTGTGCGGATCCGTCGGGGTGGGTAGGTGTCCATGAGACCATCGCCGTCGCACCGACCGGTGGGATAGTGGCGGGCACCGTCACGGTCGGCGCTTTCGGTGTCTCAATCGTGCTGACCGTCGCACTGGACGCCCATGCGGACGACAGCATGCCCCGGCCCGTGTCGGTGCCATAGATCGGGACACGGGCGAGCGCACGGTACTGCACGACGCCTGCCGGCACGCTCGTGTCCTCGAGCGTCGCCTTCCCGTTGACCGGTGAGGCCGTGCCCACCGCCGTCCACGTGCCATCGAACAGGCGTTCGACGGTCACGCTCGTCGCGTACGAGTTGGACACGTCCACGGTGATGCGCACACGGCCGGATGACTCACGGGTCACGTTCACCGACCGTGGTGCGGCGGGCGTGGTGTGGATGCCGGCTGTGTTGTCCACGTGGGTGGAGTCGCCGGCGGGGTTCGACGCCCACATGCCGAACTGGTAGTGGGCGTTGGCTTTGAGGTTGCCGTACGTGTAGTTCGTCGCGTCCCAGTTCAGTGTGGCGCGCGCCGTCCATGCACCCCATCCGCCACCGCCGACGCGTTCGCGGATCCACAGGTGCAGTTGGTGCCAGGGTTTGCGGGCCGCATTGTCCCAATTCGCCTGCCATGCGCATCGCACGCTCGAATCGGACGCGCGTGTCCAGGTCACGTTCTTCGGCGGGTTCGGTTTGAGGTAGGTCACGCCCGGCACACTCACGTTGCATGACGCGGACGATGTGCCACCGTTGAACGCGGACTGGGAGACGGTCGCAGAACAGGAGATGTTCTTCGCGTTGTCGCTCTTGGCTATCGTGAAGTCCTTGCGGCAGATGACCGCTTCACCGTTCGTGCCGATGTTCGCGTTGCCGGTGCCGCTGCCGGATTGGCCGTTGCACCAGACGGACCCGTTGATGCCGTTGATGGCGAAATGCCATCCGTTGACCGCCTGGAAGCGTGCCTCCACGCGGATCACGGCGCTCGTGTCCGTCTGGGAGACGATCCAAGCGGCCGTATGGCACCGCCACGAGCCGGCGACAATGCCACCGTATCCGTCAGCCATCGTTACCTCGCTTTCACCGTGGCGCCGACCGCGTCCACGAGTTCGTCGAGCAGGCGCAGCAGACGCTCATCCGACGCGACACGTGCACCGTCGATCTGGATGTTGTATGTGATGTTCCTCGCGTCCATGGTTGACGCCGTGGGTATGAATTCGGCGGCGAACCGTTGGCGCGCGCTGTTGAGGGCCGCGTCCACGTCGATGCCGACGAGTGGTTTGCCGGTGTTGAGCGCGTCGTAGATGCTGTGGGCGCTCTTGCTGGCTTCGTTCACGGCGCTCTTGGTGCGCGCGCGGATGCCGTCGCCCATGGCTTCCATGATGCTCATGCCGGAGTAGAGGACCCACCCGTGGCCAGAGAACGGGCCTTCCTTCGCCGGTGAGAACGGGAATAGGTTGCGGATGCTTTGTATGGCCCCTCCGACGGCGTCTTTGACAGCGTTGACACCGCTCATAATGCCGTCCTTCAATCCGTTGAGGATGCTCCGCCCGGATTCGATGAGCCATGAGCCCGCACCGGAGAAGAATCCGGTGATGGAGTCCTTGATGCCTCGCACGGTGTTCATGACGGCGTTGATGCCGTTGGAGACCCCGTTTTTGATGCCGTTCCAGATGGCGCCAATGCCGTTCTTGATGCCGTTCCAAATGTTGTCCCATACTGCGTGGATGGAGTTGAGCACGTTGGAGATGGTGGACTTCACGCCGTTGATGGCGCCCGACACCACTGATTTGATGCCATTCCATATGCTGCTCACGAAGCTGCTGATGCCGTTCCAGATGGCGTTCCATACAGCGCGGATGGAGTTGAGCGTGCCGCTGATGAATCCGGAGATCGCTCCGAACACTGATGTCGCAACCGATGAGATCGCGTTCCATATGGTTTGGAACACAGTTTTGATCGCGTTCCATACCGTGTCCCATACGGTGCGGATGGTGGATAGCACCATGGTGATGAAATCACTCAATCCTTGAATGACAGGCTGGACGAATGCCACGAGGTTGGACACCCCTTCGATGATCCATCCGATGAGCGTCATGATGCCGGACACGACTGTGGTCACCACCGTCAGGACACCTTGGATGATGGGCATGAGGATGTCCAATCCGGCCATGATGCCGTCGATGACCATCATCACGACCTCCAGAATCGGTGGGATGAGTGGCATGATGACGTTGATGATGTTCATGACCAGGTCGACGATGTTCGTGATGACGGGCAGCAGAGAGCTGATGAGCTGCTCCACGAGCGGCGCGACCTGCGCGATGAGCTGTCCGACCATGTCCGCGACCTGACCGATGTAGCCTGCGACCTGCACGATGTATGGCGACAGCGTCTGCAGTAGGCTGACCACGACCGGCAGGATCGACTGCACAATCTGCCCAGCCGCCGACACGATATTGGTGATGGCTGGCATGAGCGACTGCAGGGCCGATGTGATGGAACCGATGATGCTTTGCACGCTTGGCAGCACGGCCATGATGGCTCCGCTCAGTGTATCCCCCACTGTCTGGACGATGGCGACCAGCGATGGCATGACGCCGGACACGATGCCACCGATGGTCGACGCCAGATCGGCGAAGAGTCCAGCGACCATCGTGACGACCGGCGCCAATGAGCCCAGCAGGCTGGCCAGTGGCGGCAGCAACGCGCCGATGACCTGCATGCCAGCGGAAAGCACCTGTCCGATGGCGTCGCCGAGTACCGTGAGCATTGAACCCACCGATGGGAGCACCGTCGCGAGCGCACCGCCGAGCATGTTGGCCAGTTGGCTGACCATATCGGCGAATACGGGCAATGTGGCCGAAGCCAGATCAGCGAAGAGCCCTGCAATCGTTGTGACAACCGGCGCCAATGAGCCCAGCAGGCTGGCCAGTGGCGGCAACAGCGCGCCGATGACCTGCATGCCAGCGGAAAGGACCTGTCCCATGGCGGAACCGACCGTTTCGAACGCTGATGCGATGGACGGAAGCACCGAGGCGAGGACGCCGCCCAACGTGCCGCCCAGTTGGCCGAGTGTGGCTGAGAGCGTGGGCATGATGATGGATCCGAACTGTTCGGCGACAAGCTTGATGGCCCCCAATGGGCTCATGAGCGATACGAGCGCGCCGCCGATCTGCGAGAGCTGCGCCGTGCTGCCGCCGGCCTGTTCGAATGCGCTGAAGAACTGCCCGACGATGTCCTTGACCGAGTTGAACGCATTGGAGATGAAGTCGATGACCTGCTGGACGCTGGGCATGAGCCGTTGGAACGCCTCCGCGGCTTGCAGGGCGATGCCGCCGAGTGCTGGCGCAATCCTGGCCGCAAGCCCTTGGATCTTCACACCGATACCGTCGGTCATGCTGGATATGTCGCCATCGACTTGGTTCTTGATGCCGGCGAAGAGTATCAGGAACGTGTTCTTGATTTTGTTCGCAGCCGGCTGGAGCGCACCGCCGATTCTTGAGAACGCGCCGGCAAGACCACGGCGTAACCCGTCGAGCATTGAGCCGATGGTGGAGAAGGCGCCACTGACCGCGGGAATCGCGTTCTCCAGTCCACGCTGCAGAAAACCACCGATGCTTTCAAGGGCCGGTCTCGCCGCCGCGGTGAATCCGTCGATCAAAGGGATTGCCTGATTGAACAGGCCGGTCAACCCCTTGATGACAGGAGTGGCGACACTCTCCCCCAAGCGGCTCAATGCGGCCTTCATGTTGCTCATAGCGCCGTCGAAGCTTTCACCTGCGGATTGGGCGGCCCCGCCGAGGTGTTCGCGCATGGCGGCTTCGAACTCCTCGAAGGAGACTTTGCCGTCGGAGACCATCTTCTGGGCTTCTTCGGCGGTGACCTGGAAGTGGTCGGCCAGATACTGCAGGACAGGGATGCCGGCCTCCATGAGTTGGAGCATCTCATCGCCCTGGAGTTTGCCGGTGGCGGCGACCTTGCCGAAGATGACGCCCATGTCCTTGAACTCGACGCCGGCGATCTGCGCGGTGTCGCCCACGGTCTTGAGGACCGTCTGCAACTGGCCGCCCTGCTTGACACCGGAGGCGACCAGGCCGGCGGCGACACTGGCCGCGTCACCCAGACCGAACGCGGTGCCCTTGACACTGGCGAGCGCGTCGTTCATGATGCCGTCGACGCTCTTGGTGTCGTGTCCGAGGGCCTTGAGTTTGGTTTGGGCGCGTTCGATGTTCAGCGCACGGTCGAAGCCGCCTTTGGCGGCGAGGCCGACGAGGGCCCCGCCGATGGCTCCGGTGGCGGCGATGCCGATCTTGCCGATCTTGCCGAATGCGCCCCCGACGCGCTGCAGGATGGTTTTGCTCGCGCCGGAGGTGCCTTTCTCGGTGCCTGCGGAGATGTCGCCTTCGATGGCTTTGCCCAGTCCCTTGGTCGACGGCTTGATGATGATGTAGCCGGTGCCGAGTTCCTGCGCCATCGAAGGCCTCCTGTTGGGTTATGTGCCGCTGATGCCGAGACGTTCGCGCAGTTTGGCACGCAGGGTCTCATTGTGCGGTTGGGCTGCCGCGGTGTGTTCGCGGCTGGTGAGCGGGTCGGGTTTGCGCCATGCGGGCGTGGTGCGCCGTTGCCTGGTCTGATTGAGCGCGTGGATGAGCTGTTCGGTCTGGCCGGGCAGGTAGCTGTTGCCGGCGAGTGCGGCGTATGCGTGGCTGGTGTCGTGGTTTTTGAGGATTTCCCGGCACATGGGCCATGCTTCGTACAGCGGTTGGCGGGTCAGGTCGAGTGGGTGGCCCCATGCTGCGATCCAGTCGTATTGGATGGCCGCTGGGTGGTTCAGGCAGAGGTCGATGAGGATGAGGCTTTTGGGTCCATGTCCTTGGTGGCTTTGGCCCATGCGGCGAAGATTCGGCCGATGTCGAGCGTTTTGTCACCTGATTTGCGGTCGAGTTCGCGTTCGAAGCGTGGGTATTCGCGGGCGAGCCATGCGAGCATGGTGGCCATGAACGCGAGTTTCTGGTCGTCGTCGAGGTTGTTCCATCCCTGGCTGGCGGCGGTCATGCCGGCGATGAGCATGCTGGTGGGCAGTTGGCTGGAGTCGTCAAGGCGTGGCAGGTCCATTTTGACGTCGCCGTATTTGATGTGCACGGGGCGTGGATCCGTGTCCGTGCTTTTGGTGGTTGGGGTCAGGTCGATGGTCTCGTGTTCGTGGCGGCTCATGGTGGTGTCCTATCTGATGTGTGCGCCTATCGGTGGTATGGGAAATCCCTTCCCGCCGCGGATAGGCGACACGGTGGGAAGGGACGTATGGTGTGGGTTCACAGGTCGGTGGCGAAGCCCCATGCCTTGAAGTAGTACGGGGATTGCGCGTCCTTGAAGGTGCGCAGGGTCATGCCGTAGCTCATGAGCTCCGAGATCTTCCAGACGAGGTCCTCGCGTTCGCCGACCTTGGCTTTGGGGATGTGCAGGACGATGAGGTTCTCGGCCTGGGTCAGGCCGGCGATGACGTATTGGGCTGGCTTGTCGCAGCTGGCCTTGTCGATGGTGAGCGCGCCGGTCGCGTCGACGCTCGTGTCGAAGTAGGTTTCCACGACTTCCTTCTTGGATTCGAGGCCTGCGAACTGGAACGTCCAGTAGCCGCCGGAATCCCAGGAGACGACGGTGTCGCCGTTGTGGCCCGTGAAGTCGTTGCTCTCACCGGCCTCGGGGTGGATGGTGATGCCGTCCTCGCTGAAGTAGCCGAGCGGCTCCTTGCCGTCGGCCGGCTTCCAGTTGCCGTTCAACGTGCCGACCGGCGCGCCGACGTCGTACCGGAAGATCGCGGCCTCCTTGATGAGTTTGACGAGGTCGGCGTCGTTGCCGGAGCTGACGTATTCGAGCCCGGTGGCGCCGGCGGCGAGCAATTGCGCTTCCAGATCTGCCATGATGTGTAGTCCTTTCGAAAATGGTTATCGGGCGACGCCGGTGAGCAGGAGCGACCCGTACACGTAGTCGGTGCCGAGCGTCGTGTCGTGGGTGGTCATAGGGCCCGCCTGCACTTCGGCGTCGCACAACGGATGCCGGCGTCGGGCGTCGAGCAGTGCGCGTGCGGCCGTGAGCCACATGGATTGCGCGTCCGTGTGGTCGAGGATGCCGGCGGGCGTGGTCGAGTAGGCGCTCACTGTGAGCGTCCACCGTTGGGTCACCGGCGTCGTGTACGCGCCGGCGGAGAGCGTGAGGAACAGTTTGCGGGCGCCGGCCGGCATGTCGAAGCCGGCCGGCACACCGGGCAACGCGTCCTGCAGCGTGGACAGGATCCGCGTGGACGGGTCAAGGCCGAGCAATCGTGGGCTCATATGCGCACCCTGCCGAGGATGTCGGTGAGCAGGCCACGGTGCGCGTCCTCGACCGCCATGGGGATCGTGGCGACCACGTTGCCACGTGACACGCCCGAATTGCGGTACACCTTGATGGCGGGGTGCACGGCGGCCATGCCCGTAACCTGATATTCGACCTCGTCGAGCAGTTGGGTGTTGTTGAGCAGTTGACGGCACACATTGGGGTGGTTGAGCACCACCTTGACCCTGCTGTTGCGGCTCATTGGTCCTCCCTTCGTTCGCAGTGCCATTGCCAGCCGATGTCACGTTCACCGCGCTTCCATTGCATGGGGGCTTCGGTGATGGTCATCGTCTCGCCACGCACGTCAATGAGGTCGCCTTCGCGTATGTCGAGTACGGCGTGGCCGCGCCGGTACAGGTCATAGCCGGAGACTAGCGTGGTGCGTCCGGTCTCCAATTGCCGTTCCCGTGTGACGGGCGCGACAAGGACGCCGATTTCACCGACCTGTTCGGGCGGTTCGCTGTGGCGCCGGCCGGCGATCATGGTCATGCGGCTGCGGGAGACCGTGACGGTCTCATAGTCGGTTGGGATCACTGGGCTTCCCTCTCATAGCTGATAGTGAAGGCTCGCCCTCCTGCACCGGCGTGCAGAACGCGGCGTTCTTCGTCTCGTAAATAGAGGTTCCCGAGCGGATTGTCGAACGTGTACGAGTCCGAAAACGCGCCTGTGGTCTGGCTCATCTGTTTGACACCATCCGGGATGTCCGTATCGCCGGTTTGCATGGCGCGCATGACCATGGCGCAACACACATCGGCGCAAATGCCGGGATTGTGATTCTCGGCCTGTGCCCACCGTGGGCATTGTGCTTTGATCATGCGCGTGGCACGTTCCAGCAGAACCGCTGCGCGGCTCCGTTCGCCGTCCAGTAGCGGGTGCCATCCGGATTCGAGTTGCTCGACGGTCGCGAATGCGTTGGGTTTATCCGGCATCGTCGTTTTCCACGGTCTGTTCGCCGGTGTCGATGTTGCGTGTGACGCGTTTCATTGACCCGTCAGGAGCCGGCACGAGGAATGATTCGATGCGCGAGAGGACGGGCGTGGATTCCGGCGGTGATGGCTGCTTCTTCCTTGAGTTTTGACGTTCAGGCATTGAGCACACCTTTCAGCCGGGCCGCCGCTTTGCCACCGAAAACGGCAACGCCGCAATAGAATTCCACACGTGTGCGGTAGACAGGCTTTTCCTGCAACAGTCCGAGGTCGTCAACCTGCACGCCACCGTTGGTCAGGCCGGTGACAGCTTGATCACCTTCGGATGCGCCGAACCGTACCGCATACAGGCTTGTGGCGGCCGGTGCGGTGCCCTGTGTCTCGTCCTGACCGAGAATCTGCTTGCCGTCGGCGGTGGTGCCGATATCGAGGATGGGCACGCCGTTCCACTGAATGGTGCGTTTGCCGGTGATGTCTTCCTCCAGTACGCTGTCGAGACCGACGTGGCGCAATGCGCTGCCGATCTTGCGCTGGATGGCCGCGTTTGTGTAGATGGCGCCGTTGGTGCCGTTAATACCAGGAACGGCGGCAAGTAGTTCGTCGAGCATGTCGAGGAATTTGTGCACGTCGTCCTTGCCGTCGCCGATGATTTTCAGTCCGTTCGTGGCAGCGTCGATGACTTGGTTGCCGGTCAGGCGTTTCTTCAGCCCGTCGAATCCGTTGGTGTCCACGGTGCTGTCGCCATTGATGAACGCGTCCTGGAATTTGTAGCTGATTGCCTTGACCTTCATCGCGGTCTGGGTGGCCCGCTGGTCATTGAGGTTGGACCGGGTCTGCTGGATGAAGCGGTCTACGTCCGCGTCGCCGCCGAGGATGCTGAGTTTTTCGGTCTTCTGGTTCACAGTACCGGTGGATTCTGTGTACGCTTCGTTGACACCTCGGAACGCGACTCCGGGCAGTGTTGCTTCCTCGTTGTACGCGTAGGCGTTTCCTTGAATATCCATCATCGGGATGCGATCGAGGACTGGACTGGTCTGCACAAATGTCTCGAGGACACCTTTCTGCAGGCTGTCGGTGGAGAGTTTCGCGGATTCCGCGAGGGTGAGTGCCATGATGGCTTCCTTTCCTGATTAGTTGGTGTATGCGTCGCGTAGCAGGTCAATACCATGCCGTTCGGTGTTAGGCTCATGACCGTTGGCGTGGGTGGCTGGTGGTGCTCCGCGACGTGGTTTGCGTTCACCCATGAGCGTCTTCAGTTCGCTCGCAGCGGCACGTAGGGATTCCTCGTCATCGCCAGCGAGCAGGCTGATTGCCTGTTCCGGGAGATCGGTTTCCTTGGCTATGCCTGCCACAATGGCGGCGTGCTGTTTCTCGGCGGCGAGCTTGTCTCGCTCAGCCTCGATTGCCGCGAGACGTTCGTTGAGCTTGTCCATGTCGGACTTGCCGGATTCTTGTTGCTCATCGAAAGCCTGAGCTTTCTTTTTGAGTTCCTCGTAATCCTGGTATTTGTCCTCGAACTGCTTTTCGAGTTCGGCCTTGCGTTTCGCCAACGCCCGGCTGAACTCTCTGGAACGCTCATCCTGTTTCCCTGGATCGTCCGTGGATGTAGAGTTTTCGGATGTCACAGGCTTGTCATCGCCGTCTCCACCGGCGTTGTTTCCGGTATCGATGGTCATGATTGGATGCGTGTTGCGCTGCCATTGGTTGAGGTTGTGCAGTTGCCACATGGGTTTTCCTTTGCTGATAGGTACGCACGATTAGCGACGCGGCGTGCGGGATCCGCGAAACGTGGTGGATGCAGGATTTGCACCTGCGCGGCGTGATGCACCCGATTTACAGTCGGGTCCGGTCGGCTGCTGCGGCAATCCACCGAGGTGTGTTATGCTTGATTTGAGAGGGATCCCACGCAACCAGCTCCATTGAGACTGGCAGTCAGTCGGGGGGTTATCCCTCTCTTTCATTTCAATTGGATCTGATGCAGTCCGGATGCGTCCATCACCCAAAGTTCCCTGATGGTCTCTTTCCGTTTCTGGTTGTATCCAGCCAGCTGGGTTTCGAGTTTTGTCGGGGGTTTTGTCTCACCCAGATCTATGATGAACACGTCTTTGGTCACGCCATGGGTGTGCGCTTTTCTGACTGCATCGCTGATACGGTCTGCGATTCTTCCGTATTTGAGCGTCGCCATCGATTTGAGCTCAGCATCGGTATGTCGGTCTTCCCAGTGGAAGTCGTTGGTAGACTCGCCCACCGAGGATTTCTTGATCCACTGGTAATGCTGTCCTGCTTCTTTGAACCGTTCAAGGAATACGATTTCGTGAAGTTCCAGGGTTTCCTCGGCGATAGGCACTCCTGCTTTTTCCTGTCGTGCGATCCATGATGCTCGTGTGCCTTTTGTTTCGCCACGCATCGATAGGAGTTTTTTCGATTCGTTCCATGGAAGAGTCGGCTTCGGATATACACCGTCCTTGAGCTGCGATGGGTATAGGCGTCTCATATGCTCCAAAGTCTTCGAATCGTCGCTGTTGTGGCTTGCCTCCTTGGCTTTGTCCCACATGTTCAGGTATGTCTGTTGGTCGTATCCGAAGATTCTGTCCCTGCCCCAACTGCATACAGGTACACAGCGGCATTTGCCCTTGTGGAAGGAGCTGCCGAAATCCGCTGCGTCTTTTTCCGTGTATGCGAATCCTCGACTGGCAAGCATGGCGCAGAATGCGCATGGGTTCGATCCTCTTGGCACACGTGCCCATCGTGGGTGGGTCGGGTCGGTGTCGCGATTGTGTTGTGTCGTATCACGGATGGATCTGTCGATCATTTCCCCGATGAATTGTTGCCAGTCATCGATGGATTGCATATCGGGCCATAGGTCATCCACTCTCAGGCCGGCACGTGACCGTTCCTCCATGATTTGGGTGAAATTCAGCCCATTCCAGTCGGTGCCGGAGAATCCGCCTACCTGATGGTAGAGCGTCTCGTATGGGTTGTAGATATCTGGTGCATAGTTCGGGAATGTGACCTGCCCATATCGTTGCCAGCTATCCCTGACTGCCATGTAGTATTCATTGGCAAGTTGGCTGGCGTCCTCTGTGTATTGCATGACCAATGACTGCCGCTCAAACCATGATGCACGCTCCATTTCATCGGTTGCGGCATCAATCAGATTGGTAATGTCATCCTCGTAGTTTTTATGCAGACGATCGAGTTCAGCTTCCAGAAGATGACGCTGAGGCTCTGGCAGGAGCAGCATACTGAGATCCATCGGCTACTTCCTCCCGTTGTCCCTGCGTGCGCGCAGACCGTAGTTGGTCGATGCGTTCCTGACTGCGTTTACTGCGCTGTTCCATACGTAGGATGCGACGTTGTTCGTCGCTCAGGTCGAGCATGTCGTAGGTGACTTCACTATCGGCTGGCAGGATGTTGGCTTGGACGAGTTTGACCGCAGCGTCGGCGGCGGCCGCGCGGCTCGGTGTGCTTGGATTCCTCCATTGCGGCCGCACTGCCTGTATATCTCCATCAGGACCTGAGGCAAGTTGCGCACGGGAAATGACATGCCTCCATGCGCGGCCGAACCATTTGTGGCACTTCTCCGCGAGCAAGCACAATTCCTTCGTGGCTTTGTCGATCGCTTCGGCACTGCTGGGATTGTCGGTGAGTACCCCCATCGCATCGGGAGGCAGGCTCGTGGCCGATGCGAACATCGTCGCGGTCTGCCGCAACTGCGCGGAATGTGGTTCGAACGAGTATTGGGTGAACTGCCCTACCTGAGGCACTTCGCCGGATGCACTGTCACGTGGAAGAATGAGCATTTGGTCAAGCATGAGCCGCCAGCGTGGTACAAGGTTGCCGTTCTCGTCTGAGAACATGTCTTCGGACGCTCCGAGGACATAGCGGGGAGGCACCGAGTAGAGCTCCGCCTGGAGTTCACTGCGCAGGAATGTACGCACCGCGCTGTCGGTCAAGCTCATGACAGTACGGCTGATACGACTGCGGCCAAAGGGCCGGCGTTCGTCTGGTTGGAACGCGAACAATTCACAGGGAATACGGTCCATATCATCGTCGAAACGTGCCGCCACATGCCATCCGTGTTCGTCGGGTTCGATGACAATGGTGCGCCCGTAGGCCATCAGATACGCGCCGGCGACAGTCTCGTAATCATCCGACACATCGAACAGGAGCGCAGCGCAAAGACGGTGCCGGCGCTTGTCCCAGAGACCAGTCGCCACATCAGCGGTGAATTCCTGCACAATCGCCTCAGGCTCGCCCAGAGCGGGGTCACCTGCGAGGACCGCGACGAAACTGCATGAGTGGATGAGGGCATCCGTGTGTACGGAATCGGCGACTGACAGCAGGTCATTAACATCCATGACACGTTCGACCTGTTCGGACAGGTCAGTGCCGTCATCGGCCATGAGACCATCCATGACGACGCGGTTGGCGAGCGCTTCAACGGCTTTTGCCGGCCATCCCACGACGATGTTGATGTCATTGGCGATTGGAGGGAGGGCATAGCCTATGTCGTGTAGTTCGTTGCGGCCGTTCATGTATTTTGCGCGCAGGTCATTGCGGCGGCGCTTCTTGATGAGACGTGTGAGGAGTTTGCGGTAGAGGATTGTTTCCTGGCTGCTCATGCCGCTGATGGTGTTGGGGAATGTCAGGTTCATGGCAATCGGATCATCCTTTGGGTCTCGAGCGGGTTGCGGTGTGTGGTGCATGCCCCGTGCAGGGCGAGCGTAATGGCTACGAGCGGGCTGATGTCCACGTCGGCGGTGCGTTTGTTCCATCCGAATGCACCGGATTGTCCGATGTTGCGTTTCGTGGCGCCTTTGACGGCGATGTCGAGCGCTTCCTGCCCATTGAGGTGGTGCAATGTGCCGTCACGGAGCATGTCGGTGAATCGTCCGCAGGCTTGGCCCATGTCGGTGGAGTTGGTCAGCGTGACGCGTACGCCACGTTGTTTGAGGTCCTGTACGAGAACAGTCGCCGGTGATTGTGCATCGATGATGACGCTGCAGGTGCGTGTCCATCGTTCGGCGATCCAGTCGATCACCCATGCGAGACCGTTCTGTCCGGTGCTTTCAAATCGTGCGAGCTCTACATGAGCGCTTTTGTCCTTGTATCTCATGCAGGCGCCGATTGCGATGCTCGCCCGGTCCGGTGGCATGTCGATCGCGAACGAGACCGCTCCGCCGTCTCGGCGTTCGTCGACGCCGGCCTGTTCCCATTGTTGTGGATCGATGGCGTGCTTGATGTCGGTTTTGTCCCATATGCCGAGCGCCTCGCGTCTGAATGAGTCATCGGACAGCATGGCGCGCATGCGGGCGATGGCGGTTTCGCTGGTGCGCTGTGGATAGGATGGGTTCGCAGCAGCCCATGCGTCACGGTCGTCGAGACTACTGCCGCGTGGGGCACTGAATTCGACGTACAGCAGATCTTTGTCTGTGCCGGCGAGCGCTGTCTGTCGTTTGCCTTGGAAGATCTCTGATGGGTCGCCGGGCTTGGGTGGTGTCCCGATCATCACGATGAGTGGGTTGGCTGCCGTGTTCGTGGAAGGCACCATGTCGTCTAGGGCGCGTTCGGTCAGGATTTAGGCCTCGTCGAATACGATCTGGTCGATGCCGTCGAAGCCTCGGCCAAATCCCTGCTCGCGGGCGCCGAACAGGATCCTGGAGCCGTTGCGGAATCCTATCTCCTGCTGGCCGTTCGCCCGTCGGATGTTTTCGACATAGCGGGCGAATGTCGCGTCATGGGCAAGTGTCTGCATGCTGGCGAATGTCTCGTCGGAGGTGCGGGAACGGTGCGCGGTCCATAGCACCTTGAGCCCTGGGGTGAGTAGGCAGTCGAGGAATGCGGCGGTGCCGAATGTGAAGGTCTTGCCAACCTGACGAGGAAGACTGGCTGCGAGCCCTCCCGCACCGCATGCGTATTTGCCGTCCTTGCGTAGCCCGTACATGAGGGTGAGCAGTCCTTGCTGCCATGGATCGTATGCGATGCCGGCGATTTTCGCGAGTTTGGCGATGCGCGGGAATCGGGTCTTCACGATGCCGTCGGGGATGATGAGGTGCGAGGCGAGGTCAGACAGTTTCCGCCTTGAATTCGTCATCGTGCATCACCTCGTCATCGTCGTCGAGTATCGCGAGGACATCGTCGGAGCCCCTCACCTCCATGAGTTCGCGGCTTACCGCGATCAGCTGCTTGCTGAGTGCAGCGAGTGCCGCGGGCGGGCAGTCTGGGTCGTCGATTGCACGCTGCAGGCGAGCGCGGTTGCGACGCAGTGTGGTCTCGAGCGGTTCGTCCATCTTGCGTTCGAATGCAAGGTCGACATCGTGCCTCCGGTTGGCTGGGATGTCCCTTCCTTTGTATTCGAAGTGGTCGCCGGCGAGCGCGGCTTTCTCTTTCTTGGTGGCGGCGGGGCGGGCGCCGATCTTGTCGCGCATGCGTTTCGCCTTCACCCGGCAGGAGGATGAACAGTAGCGTGGTTTCTTGCCATGGCCGCTGTATTGCAGCTCTGCTCCGCATACGCAGCACTGCATGGTCATCACCGCCTTTCCGTTACGAATCGTTTCATGTAACGATTGCTGCGCGCCCGGGGAGAAATCGGCACTGCACACGAGGAGGCCTCCGGACCCGGCCGGGGTACCCTCCCCACCATTCCGGGCGTGTCGCGTGCTGGTTACCATGGGCTCGCGTGCAATGGCAGCGACGTGGCGCGAGGCTGCGGCCTGTGCTCGAGCCGGGCGCGCGCGTATGCGTCGCTCTTGTCGCTTTTGATCCGGTTGCAGCGCCGGTGCGTGAGTTGCACGTTGCCCCATGCCAACGGGTCGCCGCCTCGTGACACGGGGATGATCTCGTCAACCTCCGCGCTCAACGGGTGCGGCGTGCGCAGGCTCTTGTCCACTGGCTTGCCGCAGATCGCGCATGTGTCGTACGCAGCGAGCACACGGGCGCGCAGCTGCCGGCGCCGGTGCCCGTTCGCACTGCGTGGGTTGGTTCGCTTCATCGCCCCGCTCCCCCGATACGACGACGGCCCCGGACAGTCCACACCGTCCAAGGCCGTACATTCGCGCTCAGCTACACGCTCCGCGCAATACTACATACCCTAGCGGTGACACTCCTCCCTGTCAACCGCACGCCGCAGCAGGAGCACATCGGCGAGCGCGTACACGGGCCGGCCCTGGTCGTCCTTGCCCACGGGTGTGATGCGTTTGCGTTTGCGCCATTGGGTGATGGTGTTGCGTTTGACGTGGATGCCGCAGGCGCGCAGCAGGTGGCATAGGTTGGCGGCGGTGTCCATGGTGCCGCTGGTGAGCAGGCGCAGTTCGTGCGCCTGGGTGATGGTGGCGAGTGGTTCGACGTGCCCGCATTCCATGCACCGGTGGTTCGTGGTGGCGAGTTGGGTTTCGGGGATCCACACGCCGCTGCGGCAGCGTGGGCAGATGCCCGCATACCGCAGTGAGGGCGACGGGTCCGTGAGCTGGCGGGCGTGCCATGCCGCGTCGTCCACGAGGCGCACGATGTCCCACGCGTCCCGCGCGCGGCGAGTGTCTCGCATGGCTCGGGCCGGTCGAGTCCTTTGAGCAGGGCGTGCACGTCCATGCCGCGGCCGAAGCGCAACCCGCCTGCGATCGCGATGCGACGGGTGAGCGCGTGGATCTGGTCGAGCAGGTCGGCGGCGGGCAGGTTGAGTGGTGTGGGTGCGCTGCTCATGTGCCCGTGGGTGTGGTCGTGGTGGATCTTGATGCGTCGGGTCGCGAGCGCGTCGAGTGTCGCTGCTTGGTCGCGTAGGTCGTGGATGTCGTGTTGGAGGCGGGCTGCGTCTGGCTGCATATGGTTGTTCCTTTGGTCAGAACAGTGGGACGTCGCTGAATTCGGGTGGTGCGGGCTTGTTTGGTGCGGGTCGTGTTTCGGCGTCGATGATGTCTTGGACTTCCCGCTTGTCCATTTTGAGCAGTCGGGCCGTGGTGGCGGTGTCATAGCCGGCCTTGTGCCAGCGGTGGATGATGTCGACGATGCGTGCGCTTGCCATGGTCAGTTTTCCTTGGTGATGTACCGGTTGATGAAGTATTCCTGGCCACGGCCGGTGACCTTGGTGGTGCGGGTGACGCGCACGCTTCCGTCGGGCATCGCGACTGGGCGTTTGATGACCTCGAACAGTCCCATGTCCATGGCGCGTTGGGTGGGTAGGTTCCACATCTCGCCGTGCTGGCGGCACAGGTATCCGTCTGCGCGCAGCCGCTCGAACAGTCGGCGTGTGCCCAGATTGTGCGCCCCGTTCTGTGTGAGGATCTTCGCGAGCTCGCCGATGAGGATTGTGCTGGTGGAGTTGCCGATCGCCTCCGCGAGCGCGACTTTCGGTTTCTGCGCGTCGAGTTGGCGTTTCTGTTCGGCGATCTTGGACTCGAGATAGCGCATGGACGCGGCTACCATCTCTTCGGGGCTCATGTGTTCCTGGCCGACGAGGTAGCCGCCGTGCTTGCGGATGGATGGCAGTACTTCGTCAAACAGCCAGTGCTCGAATTCGACAGCTGCCGGCAATTGGCTGGATACGATGAGGCGGTACACGTCACCCTCGCCGATGAACCCGGCTTCCTGCGGGCGCCCAAGGGTGTCGGCGATGGGGTAGCGTTTCACGACCCCACGGCAATGCCTACTGATCGCGTCGTTTGTATTCGTGTATCCGAGTGCGGTTGCGATGTCGCGAGCGCAGTATTCGACCATCTCACCGTCCATGTGGATGCGGACTGGCTTGTCGTGGAACGTGTGGGTTGTGATGTCGGTGTTCATGGTGGTCTCCTTGGTGGCGTGTGGCTTGTGTTCGTGGATCCATGCGCGCATGGTTTTCGCAAGTGGCTTGTTGCTCCTAATGACCGCGAGCTCGAATCCCTCCAAGTCGACGAACGTCAATTGTTGCGGGCCGCCGTTGGTGGCGATGCGGCAACTGCGTTTGTTCGCGGCGGGAATGCGCGCGGAGCATGAGTGGCTCAGGCCGAGGGCCGCGCAGATGTCCGTGAGCGCCCAGAGTTCTGTGCCGTCGACGGTCACTTGGCGTATGGGCGCGGTGCCAAAGTGCCGCGTAGTGGTCACCAGTTCGTTCATGGCTTGTCCTTTCGTGTTCGAATGTGTGTTCCGGTTGGTTAGAAGTGGTGGGTGTCGGCCCACCAGCTGATGAGCAGGGTGATGGCGAGCAGGGTGAGGATGGTGATCAGGTCGGTCATGTGGTGTGCGTGTGGTGTAGGCGCAGGAGGATGTCGTGTTTGATCAGGCTGGCCATCATGATCTGGCCGGCGCGGTAGGCGCGTGCCATGTCGCCGGTCTCGTATGGCAGGCGGTCGAGGATCTGGTCGCATAGCGCGTCAATCGCGCCGATTTCATCGGTGAGGGTCTTGTCGTGTTCGGAGATGTTGCGCGCCATGCCGCTATTCCCCTTTCCTGTGCCGCGCGTGGCGCGCACCACGGCGCTTCTTGCGTTCGCGGCGTTCACGGAGCGCGTCGGGGATCCGTTCGGCAGCGTCCAGGATGCAGCGCAGCAGCAGGCAGATGCCGACGCCAATGATGCCGATGGTGGCCAGTGGTGTCATGGACGGTTCCTTTCAGCGGGTTGCGGGCTCATGTGGGGTGAAGCTGATCCAGGCTTCGTCGTGGAGGATGGCGTCGCGCAGGTCGGGCCGGTCGGCCAGCAGGTCGCCGATGCAGTCGAGGGTCAGGTCGGCGCGGTGCATGTCCCACGGGGCTTGGCGGGTGCGCCATTGGATCGTGACCGTGGTGTCCCCGCACGCGTCGAGCGCGGCTGTCAGACGGTCGGCGAGCGCGGATATTTCCCGGCTGACGTGCAGTTCGTAGAGTGCGACGCCGGTGAGCAGGACGGCGAGAGCAAGCAGGATGAGTGGCAGGGTCATGCGGTGGCCTCCTGCAGGATCTGCGTGAGCGCGGCGTGTGGGTCGATGCCCTGGTTGAGTTGGTCGGCCAGACGGCTGCAGGCCTGCATCCACGCACTGGGTGCGAACCCGTCACGGGTGTGGTCGTACTCGGCCTCATGCGGGGCGATGAGGTTCTGCACGTGCTCGCATGCCCACGTGTGCTCGTGCGGTGTCGCCACGTGGGCGGGTGGCGTGGGCGTGCCTTTGGCGCGTTCGGCCATGAATTCGGCTTCCTTCTCGACCCATGTGCAGAACTCCGCCGACAGGGAATCCGTGGTGGGCAGGAGCTTGTACGCCGCCAAGCCACGGGCGTGCAGTTTGCGGCGGAAGCGGGTGGCGAGCGAGGCGAGGTCGACGCGTGGGTACCCTGCGCGCGCTTTCTCGTCGGCGGTGGCCTGGGCTGACGCGTCCGGCTCCCACAGGTCGATGATCCGCGCTTCCGACTGGTGCCTTTCGGCGGGGGCGGTAGGCGCGCTCGCGCGCGTTTCCCCCTCTTCCTCGTTAGAGGAAGAGTTTGTTGTTTGTTGTTTTCTGTTTTCTGTTAAACAGTCCGTGCGGTCTCCGTTTGGATTCCGGTTGGATTCCGTGTGGATTCCGGTGTCGGGTTGGTCGGAGGGTTTCCTTGTGGTCTTTTTGCGGGCGCGGTCCTTGGCTCTGGAGGCTTCGATCTGTTCGCGGCTGTTCTGGTGTTCGAGGTAGTCGTGGATCTGCCATCCATCACCGTCCGTGCTGGGGTCCCAGTAGCCTTCCTCGACGAGGAAGCGGATCTGGTCGTCGGTCGCGTCGAGCGCGTAGTAGGCGACGTCTTCGCTGATGTGCCCGTCGGTCATGTTGTCGGCCGCGTAGCTGATCGACAGGATGTACAGGAATCCAGCCGCCGGGTTGCGTTTCTTGAGCTTCATGCCTTTTGGCGAGCGCCAGAAGCTGTTTTGGAGTCTGGCGTATCCGTCTTGTCTGCTCATGATTCCTCCTTGTCGAGTGTGTGGATGGTGATGTCGGCGCCGGCGGCCCTGTGTGGCGGGTCGGCGTAGTGCTTGCGGGCGTCGAGGTGGATGATGCGGCTGTCGTCCTTGATTAGGCCGCTGTCGGTGAGCGCGTCGAGCAGGCATCGGGCGAGTTTGTCGATGTCCGGCGCGACGGTCGGCCACGGGCGTGACGCTGGGCTCACGCTTTTGGGCCTGGGCAGCAGGAACACGGCGCGCACCGTGATTGGCGTGTCCAGGTATGGCATGGGGCGTGTGGGGTGCTGCGTGAACCATTGCGAGCGCACTTCGCGTGCCACACGGCTGCGCCATTCGTGTTCGCGCCGGTTCATCCCCACGAGCAGGGTCTTGCCGGTGCGCCGGTTGCGTACGGGTTTGTAGCTGCCTTTGGTGGCCGGTATACCGTCCACATGGCATGCCAGGACGGGGGTTTCGCTTGTGCTCATGGCCGCGCCTCCGTGCCGTGTCCGTCGATGATCTGGTCGGCGCTCATGGACGGGTTGTGCGCGAGCGTGCGGGTGACATCCTGTCTGCCGGCGGTCTCGAGCAGGGTGCGCACCTGGGCTTGTTCGTGTGTTTCGAGCTGGTGCCATGGTGTGGTGAAGAGCCGTTCGGCGGTGGCCTGACTGTCGGGGCGGTGTGCGCGCGGTGTGCGGTCACAAGTGTCGTCTCGCCCGGTGACGCCCATGCGTGCGCGCAGCCCCGTGAGCCGTTGCTCGTCCTCTTCGAGCAGTTGTTCGAACACTTGTTCGACGCTCATGCCGGGGTTGGCGTTGAGCATGGGATACGGGTTGAACCGTGTGGCCCACGCGTGGATGGCACGGTAGTTGCCCACGGCGTTGTTGCGTTCGCGCGTGGTCATCTGGATGTTGGGGATCCGTATCGAACTGGCCATGGTCTGCCCTTCTAGAATTCGTCCGTGCCGGCGGCCCACGGGTCGCCTTCCGGCACGCCTGCACCTTGGGCGAACGGATCCGCTACACCCGTCGCGGTGTTGGCTGTGGCGCCACCCGAATATCCGGCGGGCGTCTGGGCGAAGCCGCCCGTGGATTGCTGGCGGGCCACCTGTGCGGTGGCGCGGCGCAACGACGGACCGATGTGCTCCACACGCAGTTCCATGACCGTGCGCCGCTCGTGGTCCTCCGTCTCGTACGCGCGTTGGACGAGTCGGCCTTGGGCGATGACGCTCATGCCCTTGGACAATGAGGCGGCGATGTTGCTCGCGAGCGCCGCGCGGGTCGAGTCCCAGGCGGTGCAGTTGAGGAACAGTGTGTCGCCGTCCTCCCATTGGTTGGTGTCGCGGTTGTATTGGCGTGTCGAGCTGGCGATGGTGAGGTTGCATACCGTGTGCCCGTTGCCCGTGGTGCGTAGTTCGGGGTCGCGGGTGAGGTTGCCCACGATGGTGATGATCGTCTCCCCAGCCATGTCACTCCTCCTCGGTGTCGGTGGCGTGCATGGTGTTGACCGCGCGTGCGAGATAGCATGCCGCCAACTGCATGCCGTCGGTGCTGTCAACGGCCTGCCGTCCGTCAGTGGTGTCGTCTGGTGTCTCGTGTGTCTGGTTGCTCATGGTCTCCTCCAATGGTCGATTGTTTCGACGGTTATGTGGTGGGTGCGCTGGGTGGCTCCCCGGCGGGGCTGATTCCGCTGGGCATGACTGCGGCCAGGGCCATCGCTCCCCCGTCCATCGGGCTATCTCGATGAGCGGGGGTGACGTTGACGCGTCCACCTAGCGGGCCGGGAGGGAATCGCACCCTCCTCCACCGCGAGGACCCTGCCGGGGAATATGAGAGAAGGGAAGGTCGGCCGGGTGTCTCGGGTGGGGCTACTTGCACGGCCCCGGTGCGTGGGTCATGGGAGCAGACCGCATGCCCCACGCAGGATTGTTCGGTTATTTGGTGCGGGCGGCTGGCGTTGCCACCCCACGGGTCATGCGCCCTGTCGCATGCCGGTGGCCGGCGAGCGCACGGTGCGCGTGGTGTACACTGCGTGGGATGCGGGCCATGCGCCGGGCGGCGCGGGTGATGGTGTCGATGAGCGTGTCCGTCTGTGGGATCGTGGCGGCGAGCGCGCAGATCAGCAGGAGCCATGCGATGGTGTACGCATACGGGTCCCAGGTGAACCCGTCACCGCAGGCGATGTACGTGCCGGCGGCGAGCGCGGTGATGGCGGCGAGCATGGTGGTCGCGCGTTCGCGCGGGCTGGGTGTGCGCTGCTTGTCGTGGTGGGCGGTCATCGTCGGTCTCCTAGGTAGTCGTGGATGGATTGGACGGATATGAGCATGGTTTTCGTGCCGGGTGCCTTGCGTGCCCGCAGGTAGCCTTGGTCGACGAGGGTGCGTACGTAGTCGGGGTCTTTGACGCCCATGTAGCGTGCGGCGTCCTTGACGCGCAAGGCGATGGGTTCGGCCGTGATGTGCAGTACCTGGTCCATCAGGATTCCCCCTTCCATGGGTGCTGGCGTGTTGTGGTATGTGTGGTGTCGGGCGGTGGAGAAGTTGCCGCCCGACGGTTCTCCTACACTGGTCATATGCAGCATGGCGAGTACCAGTCGCCGTGCGGACCGGAGAGGAGAAGAATTGATGAATGCCGCGGAATACCTGCTCGCGTTCTTCGGCGTGGAAGAGTCCCCCGAGGATTTCCCCGTTGACATCGACACCGCGTTCAGCCAAATGCATGAAGCGCAACAGGCGTTGGACACGCTCGTCAGCATGCATGTGAAGTATCTTGATATTCCCCGGAAGGCGTTTCCCGGGATCTGGGCGCAGCTCATGAAATCGTTCCTCAGTTTGCACCAGAACGGTTCGATCAGTGGATTCCATCCATCTAAGGTGTCATCCCAGGAACTGACTGATTCGCAGGTGCAGGCGTTGCAGGCATTGGCGGAGAAGATGCCATCACTGCCGTCACAACCGCTCGCTGACGCGAATGGGGAAAGCGTCATGGGTCTGCTCAATGAGGTCAGAAAGGCACTGGCCAGGGACGACTCGCTTCCCCTTGACCTGCGCTTGTATGCACTCAGGTTGGTCAACGAGGCGCAGCGCAATCTCGAGGAACATTCCGCCGGTGCTGAATTCCGTCTTGCCACAGCCATGGAACGGCTGTTGGGGGTCATCAGCATCGCCGAGGAGCGCACAGAGAAGAAAACCGTGTGGGAGAACATACGAAACACGGTGATGAAGCCGTTCATGGACGCGTTCCTTTCCTCGATGGCCCAGCAGATGGTTGGTTCCGGTGCGGATCTGGTCCGTCAGCTGACGAGGGGGTGAATTCGGCGTCGGAGCGCCGATAGATGATGTAGTCACGGGCGAGAGCGCGGCGCAACGTCCAGTAGCGTGCGTATTGAACCGCCATCAGCCAAAGGACAGGACCGGCTGCGATCAGCCACCGGTCCATCGTCATGAGCCCGGTGGCGAACAACGCCACAGCGGCTGCGGCCAATATGGTCGTGTAGAGTGCACCCGCCCATGACGGCTCCTTGAATTGCACCGGTGCCGCCGGCGACGATGTGAAACCACTCATTTCCAGCCTTCTTGGTCAGTGATCGCCCGCTGGGTGGCGGCCTCGTCGAGCACGTCGCGCAACCGGTTCGCCACCCATGCCGGATAACCCTTGGCAGCACGTGGCGCATATCGCTCCAGCAGGATCATGTAGACACGGCCCACCACCGACGCGCTGTGCAACGACACCCATGAACCGTCCTCGAAGTCGTCGGGCAGGTCGAAATCGGGCACATCGCCATACCGTAGTTCGCCGAATAATTCCCGCGCGGTCTCGCCCTCCGTCTCGGCCGCTTCCATATCGTCGCCGGCGTCCGTATGCGTGGAGCCACGTTCGCGCAGCGCTTCCAACCACTTGTCGATGTGGCCGCCGTAGATGTTCACGAGCTCGTCGACCGCTTCAGCCTTGGAGATCGTGACCATCTCCTCCGTCTCGGCTGCGACATCCTTGCTGCTGTCCTCGGCCTCCTGCTGTCGGGCCTCATAGCGGCGGTGGTGCTCGTGGATGCAGTCAGCCCATGTGTCGATGGCCCCCTTCCAATGGGAGGATGCCAGGGACTGTTCCATCTGGAGGTCGTCGAGGTACGAGCTCCATGCGCGCTGCCGTGGCGTGGCGATGCACGCGCGGCCGGCGGCCACGTCCTCGTGGTATCCGGCGTACGCCCGGTCGAGGGTCGCCGATGCAGCGCGCGATGCCTCCTCGGCGTTCTTGATGCGCTCTTTGAACCGCGCGCAGTTGGGGCACTTGTTCCAGTCGACGTTCAGGTCACATGTGGTGGTCATTTCGCTTCTCCTTCCTTGGACGCGAGCGCCTCGGCGCGCTGGATGATGGTGGACAGGCGCGTGTGCAGTGCCGTGGCGATGCGGGTGAGCCGGTCGTAGGTGACGGTCACGTCGCCGTTGAGGATGCGGTTCATGGTGCGCCGGGAGACGTCGACGGCCTTGGCGAGCTCGTCCTGTCCCATGTGCTGTTCCAGCATCACCTGCTTGAGCGCCACACCCAGCTGTTCCGATAAGGTCCCTGTTTGTTCCATATAGGTCATGTTACGCCCTAAATTTCTCTTCGTCCACTTCGGCGTGTCCCAATTGGGACACATATGCGCCAGATGGGCGTATTATGACCTGTATGGCATCTGCAAAGAAGATCCCCACGATTGAATCGAAGGCGCTCTCAATCGCGATAAAGAGAGCCATGGTCACGAGGGATATGAAAGTACCTGCGCTCGCGAAAGAATCAGGTGTGCCATATGGGACCCTGCGGAAATTGCTGGAGTTGAATTCGGTTGCGGATTACGAGCAGCTGCGCCGCATCGCGGAAGCGCTACGCATGCCGCTGTCCGAAATCATCGAGGACGCCGAAAACCTCGCCGAGGACCCCGACGTTATCGCAGACTGGCGCGAAGAAAACTGCCTTCCAACAGTCGACGCTGCAACAGATGAAGACGCGTCACGTGCGAGCGCCGCCGATGATTCCATGGTGCCGGATATGTCTGGGTGGTCTGCGGATGAGCAGGCTGCGTATGTCGCGTCGCACATGGATCAGTTCGATGTCGCCGCGAAGAAGGGCTATATCGAGCGTGAGCAGGCCGAATACGAGGATCTGCCGTAAGAGTTTTGGCATCGCATTGTTGCGGTGCCGGCCCGTATCCGCGAGGGTTCGGGATGGTTAAGGCGCAGGTTGTTTGGGGCGTCACAGGGAACCGGAGAAGGTTGAGAGAAGGAGAACATCATGAGCGGGGAGAACCATACGCCGGATGAGACACAGGGCGTTGGCGGTCAGGGCGCGCCCACGGCGAGGCTGTTGCCGAATTCGGTGACGGTGCCGAACGTGGACGTTTCGGGGCCTGGTCCGAAGCATACGCCGGAGAAGAAGCGGCGTCCGTGGGTCAAGTGGGTCGTGGGTGTGCTGGTGTTCTTCCTTGGTGTCGGCATTGGTGGTTCGGGTTCGGATCCGACGAAGTCGTCGGAGTACCAGGACTTGCAGCGGCAGTTGTCGAGCGAGCAGGCGAAGGCGAAGACCTCGGAGGAGCGTCTCGACGAGTTGGAGAAGCAGCTCAAGGACACGGAGGAGAAGCTCTCCGACTTGGAGGACCAGTCGGACGAGTTGGACAAGAGGTCCAAGGAGCTCGATGAGCAGAAGAAGAAGCTTGACGAGCAGCAGAAGTCCCAGGAGGAACGCCAGTCGCAGCTCGACGAGCGTGAGAAGAGCATCGCCAGCCGCGAGGAAGAGAAGAAAAAGCGTGCGGAAGAGCTGCAGGCGGCTCAACGCCAGGCCGAGCAGGAACAGCAGTCGCAGCAGGTCCAACAGGTCCAGACCAATGAGGCCATGCAACAGGCCGCGCCCCAGGCGCCGCAGCAGCAGGCCACGCAGAACGTGGGCACAGTGCATGGCGGCGCGTTCTGCTCCTCCGAGGGGGCCACGGGAATCTCCGACCGTGGAGGTGCGACCCTCACCTGCCGCGTCGCCGCGGACGGCCGGTTGCGCTGGAAGCGGTGAGCCACATAATCAAAGCGAGTTTCCGCTCAACTGTGCGTTGGAATAAGAAAGGTGCGTGATGGAGGATCAGGAGATTCCGTGGAGGGAGTCGGATTCGTCGTTGTGCTGCCAGAACGGGATGCATGACCTGTTTTGGTATCCGCAATCGGATGCCAAAACCATCGAGGAGGCATTCGAACGGCATGTGCTGCCGAAGTTCCATAGTCCATTCCAGGCGGCCCGCGCGATGGAAGATTTCCTCGATACGCTCGATCGCGCCCGCCGCGGCATGTTGAAGCCGGTTCGCGAGGTGCGCGTCATGACGCCGACGGTCACGAAGCCGTGGGTGGTGTTCGAGATCAAGAACAACTGGGACAATACGCAGCGTTCGGCGCGGCGGAGTGGCTATGTGGGCTCGCGCCTCTTCCATGGAGAGCCCGAGGAACAGCCAAATTCGATTGTGGCGACCTGGCTCATGGTGAAAGTGGAGGACATGGATGACGAGGCGACCCGGAGCAAGCAGACGGGAGCGGCAAAACAAGCGGCGTTCCGGTTGGATGAGTGCGAGCGCCATGGATGGTCATGCATCGAGCCGATTCAGCTGTCGTAGTATCCGTTTTGGGGATACTACGTCGATGATATAAACTATATCTTATATTCAGTAAGTGGGAGGAGCTGTCATGGATTGCTCGCCGAGTGAGTTCAAAACGCTGCGCCGTCGCGCGCGCAGGCAGATCGATGAGGACAAGGCGCTGCTTCAGGCATTGGTGAGGCAGCGAAAGAAGATGCACGTCAAACAGGAGGAGCTCGCTTTCCGTATGGGCATCACACAGCCCGCGGTATCTGCCATCGAGACAGGCAATTCCAGTCCGTCCTTGAGTACACTGGGCCGTTACGCGAATGCGCTCGGGTACATCGTCACCCATGCGGTTCAGCCAGATGGCGAAGGATGGGAACCCTTCGCCATCCAGACACAGTCCGAGTCCCGTGGAGCCGATGAGACGAGCAGGAAGATGACCGCGGGCTACATGGCCGCGCAGTTCGTGCATTGAGACGATTGGAGCCGTCATGACGATAGAGGAACTGCTGAATCACACCAGACTGACCAATCTGCGCATGCAGTACGAGCGCGAGGGGATGCTCCCCTTCATCGGGAGCATCGTCCCCGAGGCGGAGGACATGGAGCTGGATCAGGCGCAATGGAAGGTCGCCGCAGGCATCACAGACGAAGAGCTCAACTTCATCTCCGGCATACGTCTCAGAAGCGATAACGCGTTCTACGAAGTGCATTACAGCATCGATTACGCGCTTGAGGGATGCCCTGCAGCGGAGGTGGGCGACGAACTGATCTGCGAGTTCTTCTCCCGCGTCGCCTTCTTCGCCGTCTACCCGTACTTCCGCGCATCGATCAGCCAACAGGCCGCCCGCATCGAGGAGCCCGCGCCCCTCCTGCCGATCGTGAAGGCTGGCGACGTCTCCTTCAATTCCATGAACATCGTCAGAGCCGACACAGGGCACGACAGCGAGCAATCCGAGGAATGACATTCGGTTGGCATATCGGATCGGTTGCTGGTTCATGGGAAATTCGGTAGTTCGGTAGGATTATATACGTGATAAAGCTGGGGATGCCCCAGTTCGCAAAGACCACCTTCCGAATTCCGGTTGGTGGTCTTTGTGCACTTGAAGGATATGAAGCATGTTCGAGCGGGTCAGGACTATGATAGAACGCATCCGTAACCCACTAGCCCTCCTGATAGCACCCAAATCTGCGGGCTCTTCCTTTCACCCCGGTGACGGCATATGCGTGCAGCAGACGGTGATGACCACAAAGAATGATAGCGGCCAGACAGAGGAAGTCCGCCGTCCTCCAGCCATGAAGGTGCCGGCGTGAACGAACTGCTTATGGAGGCGTCACGTTGGGCGCGTGTGGCCGAACACCAGCTGCCAAGCGGCTATGAGGGCTTCTACGCGCCCGGTCTGGATCTGATCGTCCTGGATTCGCGGCTGACGGATGTGCAGCGCCGCTGCGTGCTCGCGCATGAGATCAGCCATGCGCGTCATCGTGATTCCGGCTGCCGGTGCGACCGGTGGGCGGAGCGGCGCGCGGACATCGAGGCCGCCGCCATGCTGATATCGCCATTGGAGTTCGCGTACGCCGAGGCCGTGTACGAAGGCAACACGCTCGGCATGGCGCGTGAACTCAACGTGCTGCCATGGGCCATCGAAGCGTTCCGCGAGCGTCTGCATGACGATCCGAGCCTGGTCGTGCAGTAAAGCGATGAGCTCATCGGAATATGCAGTCCCATGAACCCATCGCTTTATGGAGAGCATACCTTACTTCATCGAAACGTCTTGTGGCGTTGGACAATCGTTTGGCATTACCATCATCTGAGTGTCACTGTCATCAGGGAAACGACGTTCATACACACCCACTTGTTCGGATTCGGCTTTCAATCCGTCCGTCCAGAAATCAAGATATCGGAATGGGACGCCGAGTTCCTTGACTGCGTCGAAGCTGTTCACGGTCACTTCGGTCGGGCTATCGATGTGGCCATATGCCTTGCCCAGCATCTGCTTGAAGAGGAGTGGGTATTCAACATCAACCGTCACCGGTTCCGTCTTCCTCCACCCACGTGCACTGATTTGCATTTGCAACGAGCGTTTCCTATCGGCGCTGATGAGTCCGAGAGCACTGGCCCGCATCACGAGTGCAGAGATCGAGATGCCCCATCCAGCCTTGATGGCAACGAATTCAGAGAGCATGGTGCTCTCCGATATGGTGTTCTCGGCGTCTTTGCGTGGCATGAGGATCGCGCCGGCAAATGTGTGAGCTTCATCCTCCATCTGCTTTTTCGTAAGTCCTCTATGATGTGTATGCAGCACGAGGTGCCCTAGTTCATGCGCCTTTGTGAACCGCATGCGGTCGCCGGTCACCTGCCTGCGGATATATCCGATTACGGGAGAGCCTTTTCTTAGGGCTGGGGCCGTGACACCTTCGCTGGTCTGTTTGTATTCAGAACTCTCCCCCATGGATCTCATGGGGACAACGAGTATCCCGGATCGCTCCAGCGCCCTGGTCATGTTTGGGACAGCCCCTTTTGATTCCAATCGGAGTTGTTCACGAGTACGCTGCGCGATGCGGTCAATATCCAAAATGTCCAACGGGCCGGATTGCCGAGGTGCCAAAACATCTATCCAGCTTGGCCGATGCGCCATCCCCAATTTATTGGTTACCTTGTTCACTGCAGCGTCGAGCATCTGGTATTCGCCGACGATTGCGTTAACCTCGCTAATCCTGGTCTTTGCTGTGCGGCGATATGTGAGGTCCAACGGGTTTAGATCTTCGCTCATCATATTGAAGAACTCGATCGGATAGTCGAGTGCCGCAGCGATCCTATTTAGATCGGTCGCGGAGCATTCCACCAGCCCATTTTCGATGCGACTGATTTTCGCGGCGGGAATATGTGCATGCTGGGTGTGTTCTATGAGTTCAGACAGCTGTCGCTGAGAAAGATGCTCCACCGTCCTAGCCATCATCAGACGTCCTGGATTAAGCGAAGCCATGTTTCACTACTCCTTTTTGTTTTCCCGATTCCTATCTACATTATCGTCAGGTGTTGAGCTATCACCCGTCTCTTTGGAGACGCTTCGCGCCTCATCTATTGGATTCTCCTCGGACTCTGGATGCGAAGCGATGTCCTCATCGATGTTTTCTTGCAGTTCATCAAGCATGAACTGGTTTTCCTGCGCCCGCTCGAACCGCATACCTTCGATGGAATCACGGTCTCGAAGAACAGGACAATCGAAAGCGCTGAGATGCTTCTCACCATCCAATGGTTTGAAGAACCAGACGACGACCTCACCGTCCTCTTCTTTCCAAATCAGCTGACCGCTGACTCCCGATAAATCAGGAACCATTGTCCCATCGTCACCGATGCAGAACTGCATCTCATCGGCCGAACGGCATGCACTCTGCCGGAAACGGATACATGACGCCTCCGTATTCGCCGGCTTGACCACAGACATTTTCCCCCATAATGCGGGATGGAGCTCAACATACATCCCCGTGACCCGGTCACGAAGATGGAAGTAGGAAGCATCAATCAGCACCCATGGGTTATCGGCCTGACTCGCTTTCCACTTCTCACGGACGCGCATGTTGATTCTAACCGAACGGGTATTACGCTTCTGCACGTCGTTGTACTTTTCGCGACTCATTTCGGCATCCACCTCAGCCGCGGCATCCTCTATGATCGAAGCCAAAGGATACAGCCACGCTATGCGTTCTTTGATTACCTCCTTCTCACCCATCTTGTCGTACCTTCCACAGAATGACTGGGAGCAGTCCATCTGAATATCCTTTCGATTCACCCAAGACGTCGTATGATGAAAATTATCATACCATATGTTACACCCTCGTTCACCCTATCTAGATATCACTATATTCCGATTAGACCAATCCTCACGCACGAGCGGAAGGTGTCGACGATTGACACATGGAACGCAGCGTCCGGGCCGGTGCGTCGGCGTCGGCAGGCCACGCAAACACGCTGATGGTTGATTGTGCCGTCACACATCCTGCATGAGTTTCTGCAGCAGGAGCTTCTCGTTGGCTTTGAGGCTTTCCAGTTCCGCGATGCGTCGGTCGATATCGCGGATGCGGGCCATCACTGTCTCGGGAGTGTCGTCGGCGAGGAGCTTCTCCCCCATCTTCTCCGCGAGCGTCTCGCGTCTGGCGTCGACAGCGTGTTGGTAGCGGATGGCTGCGCTGACGTCGCTGTGTCCGGCGGATTCCATGAGTTCCTTAAGTGTGGCGCCCTCGGCTGCAAGCCAGGTCAAGGCGGAGTGCCTCAAGTCGTGGAAGCGTAGGTCAGGGCGACCGGCCTTGCGGCGGGCTTGGTCGAAGTGGATGCGGATGGTGTTGGGATGGACTGGTTGCGTGTGGTCGCGTACGCCGTGGAAGAGCCATGCGTCGTCGGTGTCGTCTACGTGGTCGTCGAGGAAGTCACGCAATGGCTGGATGAGTTGCGGCGGGATCTTGACGTCACGGATGCTGTTAGCGGTCTTGGGTGGCCCTACTTTGGTGGTGGGGTCCTCGGTAAGCCGTCCCCGGCGCACGTGCAGGATGCGGTGATCGAAGTCGATGTCGCCGCGTTGCAATGCGCAGACCTCGCCGATGCGCAGCCCGTCGCAAAAGACGGCGAGGTAGACGCTCATGCGGTATTCGGGCGGCATGGCCTTGTAGATGGCGTGCACCTCCTGTGGCGTCGCCGGCACAGTCACGGTTTCGCGTTTGGGTGTGCCCACTCCCCTGGTGAGCGGGTATGCGGGGATCAATGGCGGTTCGCCGTCATCGCCGGGTTTGGACGCCGTGCGCAGTACCGCGCGGACGACCTTGTAGGCGTGGGCGCGCACGTAGGGTTGGTCACTGGGCAGGGTCGCCAACCACCGGTCGACCATGGATTGGGTGATGTCGGCAAGGCGTATGTGCGCGAAATACGGCAGGACATGGTTGGCGGCGTCGCGCTCGAGGCGTGAGCGGCTGGACGCGCGCAATGGTGCGCCGTCCGAGCGTGTGCGTGCGGCGAGCCACTCGGGGAAGTATTCGCCGAACGTGAGGGCCGAGGCGCGTTCACGGCGTTTCACGTCACGGTCGGGCTGCCATGCGCCGGCGTCGATCTTCTTGCGTGCGGCCTCGAGCCATGCGCGGGCCTCTACTTCGGCGGTGAGGGGGAAGTTCCTGGATTGACGTTCGGGAAGCGTGGGGTCGAGTTCACGCGCCTCGATAGGTGTGGGGTACGAGGCGGAGAGGTACCGCGGCGTATGCTTGTTGGGACGCAGCTTGATGCTGCCGAACCTCCTGCCCAT